GTAGGTACGAGGTAAGCACCGGAGAGGATGGAGTCAAAAAGTCTCCCCTAGTGGCTTCCCTCGAATCCTTGCGCAAGGACATCTTGCAATACTCGGACCGGCTGTGCCTGAATCCAAAGGCCCTCAAGGAAGACACCTGCAAGAAAAAAAAGAAGTCGGCGTTAGCCCAGGTGCTAAGTGAAGCCAGCTCCTAATCAGGCGGTTGTTGACGAGTATGTCGCCAGTATACTAGAGGGTCGCAAGCTGGCGTGCAGGGAACTCATACAGGCTGGGGAGCGGTACAAGCGGGATCTCCTGAACCCGGCATGGGACTTTAACCCCAATGATGCCGAGTTTGTCATCAAGACCATTGAGAGAACCTTCGTACACGCACAAGGGGAGAGGTTAGACGGGACGCCTTTACGGGGCCAGCCGTTCCTGCTGGAGCCTTTCCACAAATTCCAGATATACAATCTGCTCGGGTTTTACCACAAGGGAACAAACATTCGGCGGTTCACAGAGGCGTTTATCTACGTCCCAAGGAAGAACATAAAAACGAGTTTCGCCGCAGCTTTGGCGTGGGCGCTGTCGCTCCTCAATCGGCGCTCCGGATCTAAATGCTACATCGTGGCCGCAGCTCTCAAGCAATCGCTGGAGAGCTTTAACTTTATACTTCACAACCTCAAGCACATGGGCGAAGAGGACAATTTCCGCATTATCGACAACAACCAGGAGCATAGCATCAGCGGCGACCTCGGCGACGGCGCAATTTTCATTCAGGCACTGGCCGCGAACCCCGACAGGCAGGACTCCTTGAACTGTAACATCGCTATTGCTGATGAAATCCACGCCTACAGGACGCCCAAACAGTACAACATCATCAAAGAGGCCATGAAGGCTTACACCAATAAGCTGATGATCGGCATCACCACGGCCGGCGACGATATGGGCTCGTTCTGCTATCAGCGGTTGCAGTACTGCAAGAAGATCCTGGACCAGACCGTGACCGATGACGCCTACTTCGTATTTATCTCAAAAGCTGACGAGGACGAACAGGGGAATGTAGATTACACAAGTCCCATCGAGCATGAAAAGGCCAATCCTGCTTACGGGGTATCCATACGCCCGCAGGACATGATGAACGATGCCATGCAGGCCCAGAACGACCCGCAGCAGCGGAAAGACTTCTTGGCCAAGAGCCTAAACGTCTACACCTCATCCATGCGGGCATATTTCAACATTGACGAGTTTCGCCGGTCGGACAAGCAGTATTCATGGACACTCCAAGAGCTCGCAAAGTTCAACGTCGAGTGGTACGGGGGTGCTGACCTGTCAAAACTGCATGACCTTACAGCAGGGGCGCTGTATGGGGAGTATGAGGGCGTAGACATTGCCATTACCCACGCATGGTTCCCCATTGTGGCTGCACATGCGAAGGCCGAAGAGGACGGCATACCGCTCTTCGGCTGGAAGGATGCCGGTTGGCTGAGTATGTGTAACACCCCCACGGTTAACTACGCCGAGGTTGTGAACTGGTTCGTGGGACTAAAGCGGCAGGGCTTCCGCATTAAGCAGGTGGGTTTTGACAAGAAGTTCGGCAAAGAGTTCTTCGTGGGCATGAAGAAGGCCGGGTTCCAGGTGTTGGACCAGCCGCAGTATTTTTACAAGAAGTCGCAGGGCTTCCGCCGCATAGAGCAGCGGGCCAAGGATGGCAAGTTTTTCTATCTGCACTCTCAGGCTTTTGAGTACTGCCTGCAGAACGTGCGCGCTATAGAGAAGACGGACGACATGATCCAGTACGAGAAAGTGACCCAAGAGAAGCGCATAGACGTCTTCGACGGAACGGTATTTGCTTGTGTGCAGATGCTCGAGGCAGTAGCAGAGACCCAGACCAAGAATGAAACAGCTGCGCGTTGGCTGAGAGGAGGCGGTCAGAAGTGATGAGAGGAGGTGCTTGTTGTTGAGTAGACGGAGTCAAAAAAAAGACAGGGCCAGAACCAGAGCAGAGCCTGGGGTCAATACCCGCAGCTCAGTGGGGTGGTTTTTAACTAGCGCACACGAGACGTTGGCGGTACCCGGCTACACCAGCTTAAGCAAGAACCCTGAAGTGAGCATGGCGGTGCACCGCATAGCCGACCTCATTAGCTCCATGACCATCCATCTTCTTGAGAACACCAAGGATGGCGACGTGCGGGTACAAAATGAGCTCTCACGTAAAATTGACATTAGCCCCTACGGTTTAATGACCAGGAAAGCCTGGATGTATAACATAGTGCGCACTATGCTTCTTGAGGGCGACGGAAATGCCTTTGTCTACCCGGTAATCAGAGATGGGCTGATAGAGGACTTGATGCCACTCGAACCCACGCGGGTCTCTTGTGTTCGGATGGGCAAAGGGTATGTAGTGCGCTACGGCGACCAGACCTATAACTACGACGAGTTACTGCATTTTGTGCTGAGGCCTGACCCAGAAACCCCTTACATGGGCAAGGGCTACCGGGTGACACTCAAAGACATCGTCCATAACCTTAAGCAAGCGTCGGCCACAAAGAAGGCATTCCTGTCTGAGGAATTTAAGCCGTCCCTTATCGTCAAAGTCGACGCGAATACGGCAGAGCTAGCCAGCACCGAGGGCCGCGAAGAGGTCTACAATCGATGGATGAAATCTACCTCACAAGGGCGTCCATGGATTATCCCGGCCGACCTGCTTGAGGTGGAGCAGGTTAAGCCGCTCAGTCTACAGGATTTAGCCATTAACGACACTGTCCAGGTGGATAAGCGCACCGTGGCGGGCATCTTCGGAGTGCCTGCCTTTTTCGTGGGCGTGGGAGAGTTCAAGCGCGAGGAGTTTAACTCGTTTATTAACTCCACCATTCTGCCGTTAGCCAAGGGGATCGAACAAGAGCTCACCCGCAAGCTACTCTTAAGCTTAAATTGGTACTTCAGGTTCAACCCCCGCAGCCTATATGCCTACGACATCAAAGAAATGGCCGATGTAGGCAGCAACATGTATGTCCGGGGGATCATGACCGGTAACGAAGTGCGCGACTGGCTCGGCATGGTGCCATTAGATGGGCTGTCTGAGCGGGTAATTCTTGAGAACTACATTCCTGCCGGTATGATCGGCGACCAGAAGAAACTGAAGGGGGGTGAGGGCAATGCAGATTAAGTCCAGCCGTATGATTCGCGCAGACCTCAGGGCACAGCAAGCCCAAGATGAATACATCATCGAAGGGTACTTTGCTCTATTCAACAAGTTAACTGAGCTCTGGCCCGGTGCGTTTGAAAAGGTGGCTACCGGCGCGTTTGATAACACGCTCGGGAACGACATACGCGCCCTTATTAACCACGACACCACCCTGGTGCTGGGGCGAAACAAGGCAGGTACGCTTGAGCTCAAGGTGGACAGTCGCGGGCTCTGGGGCAGGGTCAAGATTAACCCTGCAGACACCGACGCCATGAACATTTATGAGCGGGTGAAGCGCGGGGACGTTGACCAGTGTTCTTTCGGGTTCAACGTTATCTCAGAGGAAACAACCTTTGGTGATGATGGGACAATCGAGTGGACGCTAAAAGAAGTAGACCTGCATGAGGTAAGCATCTGCACTTTCCCAGCCTATGCCGACACGTCGGTGCAGGCGCGGAAGGCAGACTTTGCCGCAGAGCAGTCTCGACGCCTCAAAGCCAAGAAACAAGAACTAAGAGGGAGGTTACAGGGTGTTAAAGCAACTAGTACTAAATAAGCGCAAGAAGCAGAAGCAGGCAGAGCTTGCGGAGCTGGAGACCCAGCGCACTAAGCTCAAGGTTAGGTCAGATCAGCTCGAAGCTGCTATCGAGGAGGCTAAAACGGAGGAGGAGATCTCAGCCGTCACAACCGAGGTGGAGCAGATAGAGGCTGAGACTAAGGAACTGGCCGCGACGAAGTCCAAGCTCGAGGGTGAGATCTCGGCCATCGAGCAGGAGATTGCGGGGCATGAGTCCAAGGGCCCAGCTCTCGCGCCCGCACCCGGTGAGATCAACGAAAAGAAAGTAGGAGGCGAATCAAGAATGTCCACTCGTGCAAAGCTATTCCGCGAACTGCCCATGGAGGAGCGCAGCGGGCTCATCGGTCGCGAAGAAGTTAAGCAGTTCCTAGTGCGTACCCGTGAGCTAATTGGTGAGAAGCGCGCGGTATCCGGCGCTGAGTTAACCATCCCCGAGGTCTTGCTGGAGCTCCTTAGGGATAACCTGCATCGCTACAGCAAGCTATACAACTACATCCGTGTTCGCACTGTTAAGGGCAAGGCGCGGCAGAACATCATGGGCGCAATTCCTGAGGCCGTGTGGACAGAGGCCTGTGGCAAGCTTAACGAGCTCGCATTTGTCTTCTCCCAGGTAGAGGTTGACGGGTACAAGGTAGGTGGGTTTATCCCCATCTGCAACGCCACTGTTGAAGACAGCGACGAGAATCTCGCTGCTGAAATCCTTGACGCCATCGGCCAAGGCCTTGGCCTTGGTGTAGACAAGGCGGTACTGTACGGAACTGGCGCAAAGATGCCCGTTGGCGTTGCGACCCGCCTAGCGCAGGCCACTAAGCCCTCTGACTGGAACGACAAGGGACCCGTATGGGTTGACCTGCGTGCTAGCAACCTGCTTAGGATTAACCCTGCAAACATGACCGCAGAAGCTTTCTTCGCGGCTCTCGTACTTGCTCTCGGTGTGGCTGACAACAAGTACGCTACGGGTAACACCTTCTGGGCCATGAACCGTAAGACGCGCATGTCCCTTATGGCAAAAATGATCACTTTCAATGCCGCTGGTGCTCTTGTGGCTGGATCCACCAACACCATGCCGGTTGAGGGCGGCAATATCATTGAACTAGACTTCATCCCTGACAACGACATCGTCGGCGGCTTCGGGTCCCTGTATCTTCTCGCTGAGCGCTCCGGGGCACAGCTTGCAACATCTGAGCATGTGCGCTTTATTGAGGACCAGACCGTATTCAAGGGCACTGCACGCTACGACGGCATGCCCGTGCTCGGTTCGGCTTTTGTTGTGGTTAACATTGCTAACACCAACCCGACCACATCTGTGCTCTTCCCTCAGGATATGGCTAACACCGTTGCCACGCCAAGGGCGTTGCCCATCGCGGGCACCTACACCGGGGCTCAGTCCGTGGCTCTCACCTGCGACACTCCTGAAGCGACTATTTACTTCACAACCGACGGTTCCACTCCGACAAAGAACAAGCCCAGGTACAACGGCCCGATTGCGGTTGCGGCATCTGCCACCATTAGGGCCATTGCTCTCAAGGATGGCATGACCGACTCTGCTATCCTCAGTGCCGCCTACGTTATCTCCTAGGAAAGCGTGTGATGCGTAATGGGTCCCGGAACTGTACTGGCCATAGTTAAGCAGCGTCTCGGGATTAGCACTACGGTCAGGGATACCTACTTGCTAGCCATCATTGACGGCGTAATATCGGAGCTCAAGAACGAAAAGGGGCTGGCCATTGACTTGGCTAGCCCTAACCACCTTGTGTTTGTGGCGGACTTTGCGGGGTGGCGATACCAGAGCAGGGATTCTGCTGCTGGCATGCCCCGGGACCTGCAGTATAGGTTACACAACCTCATCGTTAGTGCAAGCAGGTGATAGCGTGGACCATCAAATTGAGCTAATCTCTTACCAGGCAGAGACGCCAGAATACCGGGCCGTGCTGGCGGAGAAAAAACCCATTCGCCAACAGGAGTTTTTCGAGGCAGGGCGGAACGACATCAGGCCCGAGTGCGCCTTCGTGATTTGGGCATTTGAGTACAACGAGGAAACTCGCATTAGGTACGGGGGTTTGGTCTACAGCGTGTACCGCAGACACTCCCGCGCGGATGAAAAGGTCGAACTGTACTGCGAGGTGCGCTTAGGTGAGCATTAAAACTTACCAACTGAGCCGCGAGATCATGAAGAATTTAGATGTCTTTACCCGAGAGGTTATCGACGGTATGAACGAAGTGGGCGAACAGGTGACTCAGAAAGCGGTAAGAACTCTGCGGGATCGGTCTCCCGTGCGGACCAAGGAGTATCGAAAAGGCTGGACAGTTAAGAAGCTGTCGTTCATTAACGCTCCCGCGAGGTTCACCATCCACAACCGGCACAGATACCGGCTTACGCACTTGTTGGAGTTTGGCCATGCAAACCGGGATGGAACCCGTACGAAGGCTAGACCTCACGTTGGGCCGGTTGAACAGCAGGTCATTGAAGAGTATCTGAACGGCGTAGAGCAGGTGATTAAAGATGGCTAACATCGAAGAACTTTTGGAGGCTACCGGGTTGCCGTACACCGAAGTGCAGTGGCACCCAAAGAAACCGCCTGCCCTGCCGTACCTGGTTTACCTCCCCATTGATAGCAATAACTTTGGAGCTGATAACGCTGTCTATGTGCCAATCACGCGGTATCACATAGAGCTCTACTCGCAGCTTAAAGACTTAGCCTCACAGGAGCTCGTGGAATCTGCCCTGAAAGCTAATGATGTTTACTACGAAAAGTCCTGGTCATGGATTGAAAAAGAGGGCATGCACCAGGCGGTCTACTCCATTCAATTACAAGTTTAGGAGGTGCCAGCATGTCAAACAAAGTGAAGTATGGGTTGAAGAATGTGCATTATGCGGTGATAACTGAAGCTGGTGGTGTAGTCACGTATGCTGCACCCGTGGCTATCCCTGGCGCGGTTAGCTTGGAGTTATCTCCCAAGGGGGAAAAAGCTGAGTTTTTCGCAGATGACGGGCTGTACCACAGCGTCGAGTCTAATCAGGGGTACGAAGGTTCCCTAGAGATGGCGTTAATGCCGGACACCTTCCGCGTCGCCGTGCTAGATGACAAACTCGACAGAAACGAAGGGCTGTTTGAGGACGTTAATGCAAAGCCCAAACAGATCGCGCTTATATTTGAGTTTAATGGCGACGTCAAAAAGGTTAGGCATGTGTTGTACTACGTCCATGTAAGCAGGCCCGCGCTGGCTGGGGCAACTACGACTGCTGCCGTAGAAGTCGGGACGGAGACGCTAACTTTTGTGGCTAGTCCAGCTCCGGACACAGGGTATGTTAAAGCCAAACTGGAAGAAGGCAAAACCGGGTACGCCAATTTCTTTACTAGCGTTTACAGATTTGTACCACTAACACCGTAGGGGGTGGTTGAGTGGAGAAAACAATAAGAATCGATGGCCGCGAAGTACGGTTTAAGAGTACCGCAGCGTTTTTGTTGCGCTACAAGGCCCAATTCCAACGCGACGCACTAAAAGACCTGCTTAAGCTAGAAAAAGCCATTAACACAACCACCGGCGAGCTTGAAAACCACGACTCGCTTGACCTCGAACTGCTCTACAACCTAATTTGGGTGATGGCCAAAACGGCGGACCCATCTATCCCGGAGCCGGCCACGTGGTTCGACCAGTTTAGCGAGTTCCCGCTGGATGAGATCCTGCGCGAGACAGTCGATCTACTGGCCGCTAGTTTGACGGGCGCAAAAAAAAAGTAGAGGCAGAGGGCGGGCAGGGAATGTCCGCCCCTGCACTAACTACTGAAACCGTCATGTTGAGGGCGCTTGAGCGCGGGCTGACTCTGCGGGATTTTGAAATGCTCACTATGGGGGCGATTATCGATTACATTGCCGCCTATAATGACGAGAACGCGGTGGGCTCCAGGCAAACGGCTTCTGCTAGATCGCGGCAAGCGAGCCAACAGGACTACGACCAGTTTTAAGGGGGTGAAACAGTGGCAGGTAAGCGCATACAAGGGATTATTATCGAGATCGGCGGCGACACTTCCAAACTCGGCGAAGCTCTGAGCAAGGTGGAAAAAGAGTCAAAAGATATCGCCGCAGAATTGCGGTCGGTCGAGCGCCTCCTCAAGCTGGACCCCAGCAATGTTGAACTGCTAACTCAAAAGAAGAAGTTGATGGCGGACGCGGTGAAAGCCTCCACCGAACGCTTGGAAACCCTAAAAAAAGCCCAGCGGGACGCCGAGCAGGCTTTCCGCGAGGGGAAAATAGGCGAAGACCAATACAGGGCGGTAGCTCGGGAGGTTATGGCCGCCGAGGGGGAACTGAAAAAACTAGAAATGCGGTTGATAGACGTTAACAACCGCTGGAAACAAGCAGGAGAAGGCATTAGTAGCTTTGGCGCCGGTACGGAGGCTTTGGGGGCAAAGCTTGCCCCGGTTAGTGCAGCCGCCACTGCAGCCCTGACTGGGATTGTTGGGCTGGCTGTCAAAGCGGGAATGGCTGCTGATGACTTAAACACTCTTGCTAAACAAACCGGATTATCAACA